GGTATAGCATGCTGAGATGATGATTTAGGTCTCACCATATTTTCAGACATCTCCCACTTAAGTATGATATCTGTACCCATTACCATTACACCATCATACCAAACGTCTATAGTTTTTTCTATTTTTTCAAAATTTCCATCTTCTAACATTTCAGCAGGAGGATTAAAATTATCATCCTTTTGTATCATCTTAATACTACCTGATTCAGAAACTTTCTTTTTATAAACTACTTTTTTAGTTGTTTTATAATTGAAATATAAAAGAGTGCAAGTGTCTCTAGTAAAAATATCATTATCTTGTCTCTGTGATTGGTTCGTATAATCATACCAACTCTGACTGTATTCAGAAATCTTTTTTAAATCATCAGTTTCTAATGTAGGATCAATCTTAACTAATTCCGTCACAGGAACAGTCTTTACCTCTCCCCAATAAAAGCAATCTTTAAAGTAAGGGTCTTCTGTGTAACTATAAACAACATTAGCAGGGTCAACGTATGAAACCCTCACTCCTTCTCCTAATAAAAACTCATGCTTAGCAATAGAAATACCTAAAACAGTAGCATCGTAATCCAGTCGTTTTCTTAAATCGTTATAGTTGTTTTCGTCTAAAAGAGTGTTAATCGCTTGCTCTTCAGCTATTTCAATAGCAGGCTTATAATTAAGCTGCATATATAAAGATAGTTCATCATCATCTTTAGGTAACTCATCAGGATTCATACTGAAAGGATTTACTCCTGTCTCAGCCTGCATATCTTCTAAAATAGGCTTAACTAACATCTGCCCTAGTATGTTTTCTTGAAATGAATTTCTCTTTTCCTGAGACATAGCATCTTGAGAATAAGCTTTTACCTTGAATAATCTATCAGACATTCCGTTAACAACTATATCTACAAATTTAGGTAGAATAGGAACCGGAGTCCAATCTAAATTAAGGTAAGATAAATCTCCATCTACAGCTAATTCATTCTTGTATTTAGCTACAGATTGCTCACCTCTAGCATAAATTCTTCTTCTATGAAATTCTCTTTGTTGGTCGTAAAACCTTGAACTTGCTCCTTGACCTCTAAACCACTCGTATTGAATAGGCTGACCTATTTGAAGACCAAATGAAGGGGTAGCTTTTACGGAATCTTTTATAAATTGGTCTGGAAAACTTTCTGTTTTTATGGATATTTTTACTTCTCTCATCTAATTATTTTACTTCGTGAGCTATCATTGCTATACCTTGCAAAGTTAATACTTATTTTTGACTCTGTTTTTTGAGGTGTGTATAGGTTTTTTTGATTCGCCATTATGGTTAATCCAGAACTAATAGAGGCATCGTGTTTAGTTCTATTGTTAATATCAAATTTAGCCCAATCTTGAAGAGTTCTGTTGAAAGGCATATCACCTATTTCATCAGAATCTCTGTAAGTTCCATCAACATCAAAACCAATATGTTTTTCAATGTAAGACTCAATAGCTGATGCATGAGACTGTTTTATGTCTTCTGATGAGTTAGGTATGCCTCCGAGTTCTTTCTCTGTCTTAGAGAGCTTGTTATAAACCTTATCAGGTCTATTCATTGAGAACCCTCTATAACCTCTATTCTTAAAATGATATAATAATCTTGGTTTATTATTCTCTGCTAGTATAGGCATACCGTAAAACACACATGCCATTAGTACATCTTCAAAAAACATCTCTGCCGTTTGAGGTCTAGCTATATATTCTAAGAAAAACGAATTACTTGGTGCGTCATCCATATTAAACTTAGTCTGTCCATGAAGAGAACCATTAGAACCACCTCCACCAACAGTACCTGATATATCGTAGCTATCACAACCGAAAGAACCTATATGTTCGTTTCCTGGATACTTAATTCCATTCTTAGTAATAGTATTATTCTGTAAAGACTTCTTGGGTGTCCAGCTAACATAAAATCTACCTCTCTGGTCAGGACTAAATACAACCTTAGTATCTTTCAAACCATCTTTCCAATGAAATGAACCCCTAGTTACATGCCTGTCTTGTATCAAAGAATCATTATAATCAATCTGCTGATATATCTTAGTAAGATTAAACAAAGATTGCTTACTCTCATCTCTAAACGCATGAGATTCCGTTCTAGGAAATTGCCTGTAAAATTCATTTAATGCGTCAGGGTCGTTCTTAAGAGAATCCACTTCTGCCTCCCAATAGTCTAAAGCACCATTCTTTATAAGTTCCCCATCCACTCCTTGAATAGGTTTATCAGGCTTTCTAAAGACAGGCATACCATATATGTCTATAAAACCCTCCATATTATACTCCATAGGAATAAAAAGAGAATACAAGCCACTTTTGGTTTGCCCATTGGCATTTCTACTAGTTACTTTAGAATCATCATATAATTTCTTGAAATTTTCTCCACCTTTACTGAGTGCATTCGAAGTAGAACCCATCATACACTTCCCTATAATCTTACTACCCAAACGTAAACAAGTTTTTGTTACACGCCAGTTGTTTAGTATATTATTTGGCTTTAACCACTTACCAGATTCATCATGAACAAGCAGTAACAACTTTTCCCCATCATAGGAGTTGTCATCTGTATTCTTCCAATCTATCGTAGTATCTAATCCCTCGAACTCTTCTTCAGTAGCGTTCGACATATTCTTTTTTGTAATCTTAGATGCCGGAACTCTAAACGCTAATTCAGTTTTTGGTTTATCCATACCATCCTGAATAGGCTTAAAAAAAAATGGTAATCTTGTAGATATTGGAACAACTTTATCGGTAAACATTTTCTTGGCATCACCACCTGTCTTAGATAAAATACCAACCCTAGCATCTTTAGCCAGAGTACCAGTGTTTACACATTCAGAAGAACTCATAAAAGAAAACCCTGAACGCCTTATCTTTAAATAATCTTGACCAAAACTCCGTTTGTCAGCCTTACATGCTTCCCAATGTAAAAAAAGTATTCTGTTAGCATCCCTATAATCAGGATAACCAATGTCAATACTTGTCCATTGCAAATACATGTAGTGCGCTCCAGTTATATAAGTAGGAAATCCATTATTCATGAACCAATACCCTAACTCTCTATTGTCAAATTCTTTTTCAATATACTCAACCCACTTATCTTTAAAAGAACTGTGCATTTCATTCCATTGAAATATAGATTTAATCTTAGCCAATTCCCTAGGGATATCCTCTCGCTCCCAGTATTGATTTTCAGACTTTGTACTCCTTGAGTTCGCTCTAATAGGATTAGAAGGAAGTCCAATAACTAAATCGTTAATCATGACAATCTCACCTAGAGTACCATCTTTAGATATAATGATTAAATCAAATTCCTCATCATATCCATACTTCCAAGAAGATTTTTTATTCTTGCTTCGTATTTTTGACTCAGAAACATAATCCTCAAGAACTCTGTAAAGATTACTTCCCTGAAGCTCGTTTTTCTGCGAATCCACCACTTGATTTTTTTTGATTAATAACTTCTCCTGAATTTTCCTTTAAATTATCTTCCTCAGAATCTATCCTAGATAGTATCTCGAAAGCATCAAATATAGCGAGTTTTTTTGCAGCAGCAGCATTCTTCAGCTTGTCCGCAGCTAAGTCATCCTCCATATCTAAACCAACTATAGATTCTTTAGCTACCTTAATTAATTCTTCTACAGCTCTTCTTCCTGCCTTTATAATTTCAGCTCTTAATTCGTTTGAGTCCATCATAATTTCATTGTTATTTGATGGTCATAAATACGGTACATTTCTACACCTTCTACATCAAACTTATATTCGCTTTCAGGAGTAAAGGATACCTTGTCACCTTCATTTATCCCTTCACTTAATAAGTATTCATTAGGATATCTCATTATTCCAACAAGAGGCTCTTTAGATATGTTTTTATACAGATAAGACCCTTCTGTATCAATAGGCTCAACAAAACAATACCTGTCATACGCTTTCCATTCTTCATCATTCTTATACATAAAGAACTGTTCAGAATCTATCATAAACAAGTTATCCTTCAGAAAGCTTCTTCCGCTTTTCTGACGACCCTGCATATCATTGTAAAATTTAAAAACATTGTGGTGTACTAAGAGTTTATCTCCTTTCGATATAGGTCCATTATAACCTAATGGGGTAGATATAACTTCAGCTTCTCTATTTGAGTAGCTGTGATCCTCTTCAGAAGAACTTGTTATAAAATCTAATCCTCCAATTTCTTTTGTATTATTGTATCTCTTACCGTTTATTGGTTGAGCAATAAAGTAAAATGGTGATTTCATAGTTGGGTTTTACGAGCCGCAACCAATACAATCTATGTGACTATCTGTTGGCTTGACTCCATTTAATTTCATTTTTATGTTATGAATAGAATCTTCAATCTCCAATCTTTCCATCCAAGTTTTACCTTCTTTTTCTAGACGTAGTTGTTCAATCTTTAATTCAAACATTCTTTTTTCCTCCTCAGTCATCCTCTAAAAATTTATATTGTTTTCTATCGAAACAGGAACTGTTGAATTGAACTCCTTCCAGAGAACTATTTCATCCCCTTTCTTAATCCATACCTCAAAACTATCTGTTTCTTTATTTTTCCTTATAGTGTCAATTATATAGTTGTCACCTAATATAGATTGTCCAACTATGTAATGCATTGCACCTGACTTATAATCAGGACCAACTGATATTTTTCTAATTATCATATTATACGTTTTTCCAGACTTCAATTTGAGCAGATGGAGTATTACCTACCCATCCTAGTAAAGTTGCACCCTCTAATCTTCCAGAGTTATCACCTGAAGAATCCCTAATAATTTCATAGGTTAAAATATCACCTTGTGCAGCGACTATAGGAACTGTTAACTCGTAAGGTGTTAACAAACCTGCCTCTATTATTTTAAAAACTTTAGGGTCTCCTACCTGAACTCCATTTATTAAAGCTCTAAAAGCAAAAACAGAAACGTTCCCTGAAACCCCTTCTTTTGCAACAGAAATAAAAGTGTTTACTAGGTAGTTA